AGTGCAAGTGCAAACTCTATGACTATTAGAGGTGAGGGTAGCAATCAGACAAGTATTCAGCAAGGGTTATTAAAACATTTTGCTTCAATACAAGGAACAGATACATTTGCTACATTAGATAGTTTTAATCAATCTAGTGCAACAGACCACGGAACGGGAGACCACTCTAGTACCTATACTACTAACATGGATGAAGCAAGAGTTCCAAGAGTAGTGTATACTCACAATACAGCAGATGAGGGTAGCTCTTTTTATGCTAATGCTACTAGGTCAGGAACTCATTCATCTGGTAAAGGCACAGTAGCTCCTACTACATCAGCATTTAGATTTGACGTTTATCATGGTTCAGATGCTTCTGTTAATGGTGCTTCAGTGGATTTATCATACCTTTATATGATGACATCAGGAGGGTTATCATAATGGCAAACGGAACAATAGCATTTGATACATTATCAACAAGTGGACAGATAACAGGCACAGCTAANNTATGTTGTGAATGGTAGTGCTAAGTGTTGGGCAAATGTTGACCAAGATAGTTCAACATCTATACGAGATTCATTAAATACTTCAGGCATCAATGATGAAGCTACAGGAAGGCACACAATTTCTTTTACAGCAAATATGGGTAATGCAGAGTATGCTCATGCAGGTTTGATTGAAGCAGGAGGTTGTTATATGTTACATTCTAGTGGAGACAAAGCAGCAGGAAGTATTAAACTTAGTACAAGAGATGCTACAGGGTCAGCAGGTGAATATGACTATGATGATAATGGAGTAGTATTTCACGGAGATTTAGCATGACAATAGAAACACCAGAATTTCAAGGCACACATCTTTGGGATAGATTGTGTTGGGCAAAAGAAAAGCTAGAGCCACACAGAACAGAATATTGTGTTGTATGGGAAGACCCAGAGACACCTGATGAACCTGCAAAGATTACACATCCTGACCCTAATTGGATGGCTTGTGCATTAAAGGGTGGCATACTTCCACCTGTAGAAGCCTATTGGGAACTCAAGAAGGATGAAGACAAGCCTGACTTTGTAAAGCATACAAGAGGTTACTTGTTACATAACACTAAACCTATAGAAGCTATGACAGAAGAACAGGCAATAGAATACTTAATTATGAAAGACATACCAAGACATGTATGGCAAGACTACGACAGAGCCAACAAACCTCGTATGCTTATTTGTACTAAGTCACAGTTACCAAGCACTAGAGTGTGGCGAAATGCTTGGAAGATTAATGAAGAACTAGCCATACATAACAAAGAAGCTGCTTAAAGGAGAAACTAATGGCAACGACAAACATAGCAGATAAAGATGGAAATCTTATTAATGCTTCAGATGCAACTATACCATCAGATAGACATTTTAGAAATGCATGGACATTATCAGGTAAGACTATTTCAGAAGACTTAACTGTAGCAAAAACTATATTCAAGGATAAGATAAGGGAAGTAAGAAAGCCTTTACTTGATGCTGAAGATGTAGTTTATATGAAAGCATTAGAAGCTGATGATGCAGATGCAAAGACTGCAAGTGTAGCAAAGAAGAAAGCATTAAGAGATGCTCCTTCTGCAAAAGCAATAACAGATGCAGACACTATAGCTAAACTTAAAGCTGCTTGGGATACAAGCACATTAGGTGATAGTCCATACGCATAGGGAGTAACGAATGGCTTTAACGCAAATAACTGGAAGTGGCATTAGTGGTGTAACAGTCGGTAATTTCATTACTATGGCAGACCAATGGAAGTTAAGTACTGATACAAACAGTGGTAGTAATGCAGACGTTACTGCAAATTGGGAAAGATTTACTGTAACTGGTTGGGGTGGTATAGGTACTGGGTTAACTGAAAGTAGTGGTATTTTTAGCTTTCCCTCTACTGGAGTTTATTTGATTCAGTATAATGCTTTATTTAGTATAACGTCTGATACTTCTGCTTCATTAAAACTGGAAATTACCACAAATAACTCTAGCTTTACTTCAGTAAATAGGTCGCTTGATGGTGGTGGAGCTTCTGCATCAACCTCTAATTCTTTTCTTTTTGACGTAACAAACACAACAAATGATAAATTTAAATTCGTTACTATAGGTTTTGCTTCAGGTACTGCACTTAGAGGTCACGCTACTGAATCAAGAACTGGTTTTACAGTAATCAGATTAGGAAGTACATAATGGCATACATAGGCAAATCTCCTTCACAGGGAGTACGTAACAGATTTCAATATCAAGCTACAGCAGGTCAGGATAGCTTCAGTGGTTCTGATGCAAACGGATTGACACTTACCTACACAGATAGTTTGTACATGGATGTATATCAGAATGGTATACTACTTGTACCCGGAGATGACTATACAGCAACTACAGGCACAACTGTTGTACTAGTTCAATCTGCTAGTTTAGATGACATCATTGAGATGGTAGTCTATGATGTATTCTCAGTTAGTGATGCTGTAAGTGCAAGTAGTGGTGGTACGTTTGGTAGTGCAGTCACATTTGGTGGTGGAGTTGTAGTTGCTGATGGTGGTAATATAGGTAGTGCTAGTGATACAGACGCAATGTCTATCTCTAGTGGTGGTGTCGTTACTTTTAGTCAAACTCCTGTTGGTGCATTTATTGCTGAAGCTGATATGTTTAGATTAACATCAGATACATCTAATGGTGCAAATGCAGACGTAACAGCAAATTTAGAAAGAGTAGATGATGCTACCTTTTCTAAAATAGGAACTGGCATGACTGAAAGCAGTGGTATTTTCACATTTCCTTCTACTGGTTTATATCAAGTAATATGTAATCCATCTACCATAGCAGTTTCAGACAATCAAGTTGGGGTTATCACAAATGTTTCAAGTAATAGTGGTGGAGCTTTTGATGAATGTGCAGTTGCCACAGGTGGGGGTGGTGGTAGTGCTTTTGATATGAATAGTGTATATAGTTGTGTTTTTGTTAATGTAACTAACGCTAGTACGTTTCAAGTTAAATTCACAACAAGTGGTTTTTCAGCTAATTGCAGATTACAAGGAGATAGTAATAGAAATAGAACAAGTTTTAGTTTTATTAAATTAGGAGCTAGTCAATAATGGATAGAGATTATTTACAAGAAGCATTAGTTAGATTTAATACTGATAAAAATCAATGGTATGGTTGGAAAAAAGATTACATTGGCAGTAAAAGAATGGCTTATGAGAATATCATTCTTAATGACAAGACAGCAACTATGCCAACAGAAAAAGAAGTAAATGCAAAAATACAAGAAATAAAAGATGAAGAAACTACAAAAGCCAATAATAAAACTTCAGCGATAACCAAGCTAAAAGATTTAGGTTTGACTGATGAAGAAATAAGTGCATTGTTAGGAGCATAACAAATGACCAAAGCAGCAGAATTAGCAAAGATGGGTGAAGTCCTAACCAATTCACAGATTGGTGGGCGAAGGAATATTGTGATAAATGGTGCAATGCAAGTGGCTCAAAGAGCAACTCAAGTTACAGCGTTAGGTGCGGCAGATGGTTATCATACTTTAGATAGATGGAATATGGAAATAGGTGATGCTTCTGCTGGAAGATTTACAATGGACCAAATTGCTGATGGTCCTAGTGGCTTTGCTAATGCTTTAAAGTTAACGACCACTACAGCAGACACATCTATAGCAGCAGGAGAATTTTTAAAACTAGAACAAAGATTTGAGGGTCAAGATTTACAGCAGTTTAAAAAAGGTACGTCTGATGCAGAAAAAGTTACTGTGTCTTTTTATGTAAAGGGAAATGCAGCAGCAACGTATACTTGTGAATTAGAAGATGTAGATAATACAAGAAGTATCAATCAAGCCTTTGCTGTCACAACGGATTGGACAAGAGTTATTTTAACTTTTGCTGCTGATACTAGTGACCCACTAGATGATGATGTCAACAATAGTTTACAATTAAATATCTGGTTACATGGTGGTGCTACTTATAGTGGTGGCACGTTTGTATCTAACGCTTGGAAGGACATAGTAGAAAACACTAGAATGGCAGAAAGCCATACATCTATCTTTGATAGTGATGCCAGAACATTCTTCATCACTGGAGTCCAGATGGAAGTCGGCTCTGTAGCCACACCATTTGAGCATAGGTCATTTGGGGAAGAACTAGCTTTGTGTCAAAGGTATTATACTGCGATTGCCGAAGGTAATGGTTATGGTTCAAGTATAGGCATAGTCGCAAAATATAATGCTTCAAATGCTTATGCCATAGTTGATTTACCAGTAGAAATGAGAGCAACACCTAGTGCATTTCAAGAAGATGCTACTAATTATTTTTCAATAATTGCAGATTCTAACAGTGATACATTTGATAGTATTACACTTACTATTCCCGGAGCACAAAGAGTAGAATTTAGAAATACAGAAGCTGTTAGTAATATAACAGCAGGTCAAGCAGGGTTTATGAGAACTAATAATGCAAGTGCATATTTAGCGTTTGGAGCAGAGTTATGATTATAAATACAGTAAAAAAGAATATAGACATAATAACAAATCAAGTTTGTAGTTATCAAGTAACTCACGTGAATAACAACGTAGTTTTATCTGTACCAATAGACCCTGCAAACACAGACTACCAAGCAATCCTTGAGTGGGCAAAGATAGATGGCAACACAATAGCTGAAGCAGACTAGGTATGAAAATGAGTATGCAACCTGAACTAAAAGTACAACTAGAACTAGATGCACACGAAAAAGAATGTGCTATCAGGTATCAGATGGTCAATGATAAACTAGAAGGTTTAGACAAAAGAATGTGGCGAATAGAAGCTATGTCTATGGTGGGAACTTTAGGTGTAGTAGCTTTAGTAGTCGCAATAGTAATGAAGTAAGGATACAGTTATGGCAGAAGAAGAAACTACTATTCCAGAAGAAGAAACTACTGACACTAAACCTATAACTACCGATGAAGAACTTAAAAAAGTTGTAGGGGATATTGCGGCAGGAATTGGAACAAACATACCAAAAGTTGATGCTGTCAAGATGGGTGAAACAACGCCTGTAACGTTAAGTGAAAATGAAAAGATGTCGGATACAGGGGGAGTCTTAGTAGGAGACGTAGCCGATACAGATAAAAAAGCAACAGATAAAGCATCTAATGTAAAAGTAACTGCACCCACAAGAGATACAGACCCCGAAACAGGAGCTTATTTAACAACTCCCGGACAGATAGACAGCACAACTAAAAACGTAGAGATCGACACTGAGACAGGAAAACAAAAGATAAAAGATGTCGATGAGATGGATACTGCCCAACTTGATAGGACTACTATAGATGCTGATGGTAACGTAGTACCGATAGAATACGTTGATATGACAGGTGTTGAAGGTTCAGTAAGCACTAAGTCTATAGCCGATACGGTAACTGACTCAGTAGATGCCGAGTCCACAGTCAAGTATCAACTAGGTCAACTCATGGAGTCTCTCGAAGAGGGTAAGCCTATGCCAGCGTGGGCATCACCTGCTATTAGAAAAGTTGGTGCAATCATGCAAGCAAGAGGAATGGGTGGTTCTAGCATGGCTGCCGCAGCGATTACTCCAGCTATGATGGAATCAGGTATACCAATAG